GGCAGGGTAGCGACAGAATTTACAGGTACCGTGGACGGCAAGGAAGTCAGAAACGGACAGGTGATTGATACCATCGTGATTCAGGTCGTACACCACGACAGGGACAGAACGGGAGCGGTTACAGAAGGCAATCCTGATACAAGCGGGCTGGTTGGATACACCGAATATCTTACAGTTCCGGTAGACAAAGAAGGCAATATCACGGAGCCGGTGTATATTTCAAGCTGGTATCCGGATGATTACAAAGGCTTTATATCAGGATATATTATTACGGCAGAGCTTCTTGCTGACGGAACACCTATTGATTCAAAAGAAACAGCACAGAGAACAGATATCCGTCCATATATCAAAGACGGTGTTTTAAATGTATATCCGTCATGGTTTATGATGTAAAAATAGCACAATTAAATAAAGAAAGTGTTAATCGGGGCAGAAAATGCATTTCTGTCCCGGTTTTATTTTTCTGTCTTTCATATTATAAAAGCAGGCAGATAACAGATGATTTTTATGGAAGGAGAATTGAATGATTAAAGGAAAAATAAAAGTTAAAAAGAAACAGCTTCGTACAGCTGCAGTAGCAGCCATTGCAATGACACTGACCGCAGGAATTATCGGTATGGTAGTGACAAGTGTCAAGGCGGCACCGCTTACCTGGCAGGATATCTGTAACCGAGGCGAAAGTGACCTGACATCGGTTGCGGCATATGATTTAAAGGCTGGCTGTATGCAGTACGGCTGGAATCAGACGCTTGATGCCGGTCCGGATGGAACTATTTATACCGGTACAAACCACCATTATGACAACGTTGTGGGAAATGAGGACAGCCGTGTCATGTATGCGCATAAGCTGCGTGTGACAGACGGCATGACAGTCAGCATCGTTGCGGCACAGAATGATACGGAAGATGAAGGAGGACTGACCTATATTAAGGGAAACAACTCAGGTAATAACCTTTACTTTTACTGGTCGATGGGTGAGTATGATGCTGATGGCAACGTGGTGTTTGACGGGGACTGGAGAGGTGTCAACGAATCATGGACAGTCGGACAGGAGTTAAACCATTCGTCTTACGGTGCAAGCGGCTATCCGTCAGGTATCTCCCAGTCAGACCGTGAAAGTCGTGTGGCTTATGTCATGCCGGTATTCCGATGGGCGAAGGGAAGCCTTGCAGTCGGAGGAGGTTCAGAAAATACATTTAGACCAGGACAGTTAGCAAATGGTTTTGAAATTATCCAGCTTGTCACCAAACCATTTGCCTACACATTCTATGCGGACGGCGGCACATTCAGTGACGGCGGCGGTGTTAAGAGCATGGAACGTCTTGGTATTAATAATGTCAGTGTGGTTGAAACACCGACAAGACCGGGTTATGTGTTCACCGGCTGGAAGATTACATCAGCAGGCGGAAAGCAGGCAGGAAAGGTATACGATGCCGGACAGCTTGCAACGATGCTTTCAGACAGCAAATACTATTCCTCACTGTTTGCCAATGCAACCTTTGAAGCCCAGTGGGTACAGGCAGACCGTTTTGTAAGCTACATGGGAAATGGAGCCGACAACATGTCTGACTTTTACCGTTCCTATAATGCGGCATATGACGGAAACACTGCGGAAAACTTCTTATTTAAGAGAACAGGTTACACATCGGTATCCGGAAGCACATGGGAAATAAAAGACCAGTTCTTAAATCTTACCGGCGGCTGTGACGGCGGCGGTACGCTTCCGTCTTCCGGTACGCTTACCAGTATCCGTACAAAATGCGGCGGCAGGTATCAGTGCGTTGACATCAGCGCGGCAAGCTATGCGGACGGCGCAAATGCACAGATATGGGACTGTGTAAACGGCAATGCACAGATGTATGCCTTTGTGTTTACGGGCTTTGAAGACGGACTGCCGTACTGGGTCATCCGGAACAATGCAACGGGAAAGGTACTGGATGCCGCCATTGGCACAGGCATAGATGGCGGAAATAACGGCGCAAACATCCAGCAGTGGGCATACCACGGCGGTGACAACCAGAAGTGGACACTCCAGATGGCGGGGGACGGATACTTCTATATCCGCTCAAAGCTTGACACAAACCTTGTGCTGGACCTTCTCTACGGAAGCACGGACAACGGCACAAATATACAACTGTGCAGCTTCCACGGCGGTGACAACCAGCAGTGGTATCTGTGGGACAACACCATCAACTTATCGGCAGAGTGGACAAACAGCAATTATAAGGTGGATTACAACGCAGACGGAGGTACGATTCTTGATGAAAACGGAAATGAAACAACAGATACGGTAAGAACATACGAATATGACAGAACCTATGATTTCCTCAAAGCTCAAAGAGCCTACACCGTAAGCTATGAAACCAACGGCGGCACGGCAGCAACCGGTGAAGAAAACACCAATGCACAGGCAGAATTTAACGGCTGGAATGAACAGCTGGACAGCAATACCACTCACGGTGAGGTGCAGGGCTCATATGACTGGACGACAGGGACATTAAACTGGGCGGCGTATTACAACGGCAATCCCGACATTTTAAATGCCGCGGGAAATGTCTATGATACCATCCGTGCAATCATGCACTACAGGGCATTCGGCATATCGGAAAACCGACAGTTTACCGGTGCTTCCTACTGGCTGCCGTCCGTGAGGTTTAAAAACCTTACCGCAGACGGCGGAACGGTAAACGTAAAAGCGGACTATACAAACGGCAGCGTAACACTTCCAAATGCAGAAAAAGCTTCCGTTGAGATTGACGGAAAGAATGTAAGCTATACTTTCGACGGATGGTATCTGGATGCCGCTATTACAAATCGTGTCGGCGGCGCAGGAGATACATACACACCGGCAGGAAATACAACGCTGTATGCAAAATATACAACACAGTCTGAAAACCTTATTTTTAATCAGAAGATACGTGTACGTTATGAAAATGCAGACGGCACATGGACTTTATACACCACCATTTTTGATAAAGATTTCAGGACCGGGGATACGGTTGATTATGATTTTAGCAGTCTTGATACAGATAAGTGGGTAAGACCGGCGGAAGTAAAGTATACAGTCAGCGGACAGTACCAGACAGAAGGCTATACAACAAGCGTTGATATTTACAGACAGACTTACAATGTAACAGTAACATACGACAATGCCGATGCTTTCAGTGCAAAAAGCGGGGAGGGTACATACCGCTGGGGAGAAAATGTAACGGCATCCGTTACGCTCAGCGAAAAGACCGCGCAGTATACCTATAAGTGGGCAGGATTTGAAACGGAGTCACGCCTTACCTTCAGAAACGGCACATCAAAGACATCAAATCCGGTAACATTTGTCATGCCGGAAGAAAATGTCACGTTAAAGGCATGCTCTGCATCACAGACCAATGAATATACCGTCACCGTTGAGCATTACTACATGGATACGGCAGGAAACTATCCGGACAAACCGTCCGTGGCAGAAGATTTAACACCGTACTACGGCGAAACACTGGTACATAAAAACCTTGCCCGTGAAATAAAGGGGCTTTCATTCAATGAAAATAAGACGATTCAGGAGAATGGAAACCGTATGCAGACACAGGTGAAGGGAAATACCACGGTCAGACTTTATTATGACAGGACGGTATGCACCGTTACCTATGACTCTAGAACAAACGGCGGTACGTCGGCGGATAAGGAAACCGTAAAGACCTACTACGGTGCGGATGCCGACCTTTCCGTTGCAGCATACAAAAACGGCTGGGAACATGCCGGATGGAATACGAAAAGTGATTCAGAAACAGGACTTACCCGGTACACCGTCACCGGAAACGTCACACTCTATGCCGTGTACCGCAAGGACATCACCGTAACATTCGTGGACTTTGCACAGACCTATAAGAGGGAAGGCTCCATGTACAACAACGACACCTATGCCCTTATCGATGCGCCACAGTGCAGTACCTATGGCGGATGGGAAAACGTGTCGGATGTTACGGCAGTAGGATTTAACAGCCGGGCAGATATCACTGCGGAAGGTGCTGAAAGAATGGAAATAAAGTCCGGGCAAACAGACCTTAGAATGTCAGAAAACGCCACGTATTATACCGTGTGCAGTGCAGCCGTGACACTCTCATATGAATTAAACGGCGGAACGGAAAATGACACCACAAAGCCGGTAACGAAAACCGTGTACTGCAATGCGGCTGCCCCGCAGGAAGTAAAGGACTTTAAATTACAGCTTGGCGAAAGTGTAAAGGAATCCGTTGACCTTGACGGCTATACCCATTCCTATGCATTTGCGACATGGGCCGAAAACAGCCCGGAGAGCGAAACACGCTTCCCATGCAATGCAGAGTATGTCTTAAAGGAAAATACGACTATGTATGCCCTCTGGGATGAAACGGTGACACCGATTACCTACTATATCGAATTTGACGGCAATGCAGGCACAGCCGCAAGAAACATTCCTGATAAAATGGAGGTACAGTATGGAGAGAAAGTCGTTCTTCCGGAGCAGAAGCCGGAAAGGACGGGATTTACCTTTATGGGATGGAATACAAGAACGGACGGACAGGGAACGGAGTACCAGCCGCAGGATACGGTAAAGAACCTTACAACCGTAAACCATGCCACGGTCAAACTGTATGCCCGGTGGAAACAGCGCCGCATTATCCTTGTAAAGGCGGCATCGACCGTCTATAACGACACAATCATTAAAAGAATCCCCGGAGACGAGGAATGGTATGATTCGGTAGGTCATTTAACCATCGATGAACTGAAAAACTACCCGGATGAACTTTGCGAACAGGTATGGCATATCGACAAGCAGGGTAATATCACACGGGTGAAATAATTTAAAACACAGCTTTTATCTAAAAGAACAAATTGAATTAAATTTTAAAATTTGTTAAAATATTAAAATAGCTTGTGAAATAAGAATTGGAGAAAACATGGAAGTTCGTATTAATAAATATTTAAGCAGTGCGGGATATTGCTCCAGAAGGGAAGCAGACCGCCTGTTAGAACAGGGCAGAGTAACCATAGACGGCATTCCTGCACAAATGGGAAGTAAAGTGACAGATGGACAGACAGTTTTTGTCGATGGAAAATCAATTATAGAAGAAGATGAAAAGATTTTGCTGGCATTTTACAAACCAACGGGAATCGTGTGTACGACAACGGCAAATCAGGGTGATAATAATATTGTTGATTATATTGGGTATCCTAAAAGAATCTACCCGGTTGGCAGGCTGGATAAAGATTCAGAAGGGTTAATTTTAATGACAAATAACGGAGAGATGATGGATAAAATTCTCCGTTCAGCCAACGGTCACGAAAAGGAATACATTGTAACCGTAAATAAAGAGATTGATGATTCATTTATTAAGGCAATGTCTGGAGGAATATATCTGGCGGAGTTAGACAGAACAACGAAACCGTGCAAAGTAACCGCATTGGGAAAGAAAACCTTCCGCATTATCCTTACACAGGGATTAAACCGGCAGATCCGGCGTATGTGCAGTACACAGGGAAGGGAAGTTGTGCAGCTCAAAAGAATCCGTATCATGAATATTTTATTGGGAGATTTAAAGCCCGGAGAATACCGGAATGTGACAGAAGCAGAATATCAGCAGTTAAAGGAGCAGTTATATGATTCAGCAAAGTAAAATGGACAGAATTAAAGAATTGGTAGAATTACTCAATAAGGCAGGGAAAAGCTATTATTCAGAGGGCAGGGAACTGATGTCTAATTATGAATATGATGCTTTATATGATGAACTGGGTATGCTTGAAAAAGAAACAGGTTATATTCTTTCAAATAGTCCGACCGTAAATGTCGGCTACGAGGTGCTTAGTGAACTGCCTAAAGAACGTCATGAATCTCCAATGTTAAGTCTTGATAAGACGAAAAGTCCGGAAGCGCTGGCAGAGTGGCTTGGCAGTCAGAAAGGTCTGCTTTCATGGAAACTGGACGGTCTGACAATTGTATTGACCTATGACAATGGACAACTGCAAAAAGCTGTTACAAGAGGAAATGGTGAAGTAGGAGAAATTATTACCAATAATGCCAGAGTATTTAAAAATGTTCCCGTGACCATTCCTTTTAAAGGGAAACTTGTTCTGCGTGGAGAAGCGATTATTACGTATTCAGATTTTGAACGTATTAACGAACAGATTCCGGAAGCCGATGCAAAATATAAAAATCCGAGAAATTTATGCAGCGGATCTGTCAGACAGTTAAATAATGAAATTACGGCACAGCGTAATGTCCATTTTTTTGCATTTACACTGGTATCGGCACAGGATGTTGATTTTGATAATTCCAGGCAACGACAGTTTGAGTGGCTTAAAGATCAGGGGTTTTCGGTTGTTGAATATAAAATGGTTACAAAAGACACGATTTTAGACACGATAGAATGGTTTGAAAAAACAATTGTAACAAATGATTTTCCGTCAGACGGTCTGGTAATCTTATATGATGATATTGCATATGGAGATTCTTTGGGAAGAACAGCAAAGTTTCCAAGAAATGCGATGGCGTTTAAATGGACAGATGAAACCGCAGAAACGACACTGCGAGAAATAGAATGGAGTGCTTCAAGAACCGGTCTGATTAATCCGGTTGCCGTTTTTGACCCGGTAGAGCTTGAAGGCACGCAGGTCAGTCGTGCAAGTGTGCATAATATCAGTATTGTTGAAAGTTTAAAACTTGGTATTGGTGATCGCATTAAAGTATTTAAGGCGAATATGATTATTCCGCAGATTGCAGAAAATCTTACACAAAGCGGTAATTTAGAGATTCCGAAAGTCTGTCCGGTATGCGGCGGGAAAACGCAGATTAAACAGGTTAATGATGTCAAAACCCTTTACTGTATCAATGAAGACTGTCAGGCGAAACATGTAAAAAGTTTTGCCCATTTTGTATCTAGAGATGCATTGAATATCGATGGATTGTCAGAGGCAACACTGGAAAAATTTATTCAGCACGGATTTTTAAAAAATTTCTGTGATTTATACCATTTGGAAAAATTCCGTGATGAAATTATTGCTTTAGACGGATTCGGGGAAAAATCCTATGAGAATCTGCTGACATCTGTTGAAAATTCAAGAAATACAACGTTGCCGAAATTTATTTACGGACTTGGCATTGCAAATGTAGGACTTTCCAATGCCAAAATGATTGTGCAGGCATTAGGTAACGATATAGAAAAAGTAATTCATGCCAAAAGACAGGAACTTGAGAAAATAGACGGCGTAGGTGCAGTCATTGCAGATACATTTGCTTCCTATTTTGAAAATGAAAAAAATAAAGAAGAATTTTATAAGCTGCTGCAGGAAATGCACATTGAAAAAGCGCCGGACAATCAGAATAATCAGATTCTTACCGGTAAAGTGTTTGTAATTACAGGTTCATTGGAACATTTTGAAAACAGAAATCAGTTAAAAGAACGCATTGAACAGCTTGGCGGCAAGGTGACCGGTTCTGTGACAGGAAAGACATCATACCTGATTAATAACGACAGCCATTCTACGTCATCTAAAAATAAGACTGCGGCAAAACTGGGAGTTCCTGTAATAACAGAAAACGAATTCCTTGAAATGGTACCGATGAATGATGATGGCAGATGATGACGGTTGCCGATAAAGAGAAAATATGCTATAGTGTGACTGCGTAAGCACAAACCAACAGGAATAAAAGCGTTGTGCGGAAATGAGGAAATTATGCCAATTAAAATACAGAGTGATTTGCCGGCAAAGGCAGAACTGGAAAATGAAAATATATTTGTAATGGATGAACATAGAGCAATGACACAGGATTTCCGTGAATTGCAGATTTTAATTCTGAATCTGATGCCGATTAAGCAGGATACGGAATTACAGCTTCTGCGGGGACTTTCAAACACACCGTTACAGATTGATATTACTTTTCTGCAGATGGCAACACACATTTCAAAAAACACCTCAGCTTCCCATTTGAAGAAGTTTTATGAGGTATTTGAAGATATTAAACACCGCAAATTTGATGGGATGATTATTACAGGTGCACCGGTTGAAAAGATGAATTTTGATGAGGTGAATTACTGGAAAGAATTATCTCAGATTATGGAGTGGTCTAAAACACATATTACGTCAACACTTCATATCTGCTGGGCGGCACAGGCGGGATTATATTATCATTACGGGGTAAAAAAGGTACAGCTGGAAAAGAAGTTATCCGGAATATACCGCCATCATGTAATGAATAAAAAAGAACCGCTGGTACGTGGATTTGATGACTTTTTTATGGCACCGCATTCACGCTATACGGAGGCCTGCCGGGAGGATATTTTAAACAATCCGAAATTGAAAGTGCTGGCGGATTCAAAAGAAGCCGGAATATATATTGTCATGGCACAGGAAGGCAAACAGATTTTTGTAATGGGACATCCTGAATATGACCGTATGACACTGGATCAGGAGTATAAGCGGGATGTGAAAAAAGGCATTATGCCGACTTTACCGGTACATTATTATCCCGATGATGATCCGACGCAAAGACCGATATTATCATGGAGAAGCCATGCCAATAATCTATATACGAACTGGCTCAACTATTACGTATACCAAAGCACACCGTATGAGTGGCACTAAACCGCATGGTTGAGCCGCAAGCCCACATTTTAAGCGGATTTAAAGAAATTACAAAATTTCACAAAATTTCACGAAATTTCACAGCAAAAGTGTGTAAATAGTGTGTACGATATAACTTACACACATACAACCGAATAAATAGCCGTGGCATGACTCAAATATGAGAAGAACATGATAACGTTCTTCTCTTTTTTTATGCCAAAATGTAATTGTAAGGAGGAAGCGCTTATGTTTTCAGACGAAGTTTTAGAGAAGATTTTTGCAAGAAAAGAATTACAAAGCTTACCTCTGCAAGTTCAGTCAAGCATAATCCATGCGATTGAAAATGTTTTAGAGGAGGACAGCAAAAATGCAGATAAACAATCCGTATCAGCAACCGGCAATGAATTATAATCCAGGATATGCCGCATATCAGTACAATCCTATGGCAAATATGCAGAGATACCAACAGTCGGATACGCAAATTCAACAGCAGATTCCACAATTTCAGCAACAACAGCAGGTAATCGGCATAAACGGCAAGATTGTAGCAGCAGTTGAAAATATTACCGCAAATGATGTGCCTATGGACGGTTCAGTTGCCTTTTTCCCAAAGCAGGATTTGTCGGAAATCTATGTAAAAGGTTGGAACGCAGACGGAACAATCAGAACGATTGTGTATAAGCCTTATACAGAGCCTTCAAACAATACAGCGGTAAATTCTATGGGCGGCACAGAAAAATCAAAATTTGACCTATCAGAGGAAAGCACAGAGGTATTAATGAACAGGTTTGATAGTTTGGAAAATAGATTAAGTGAAATCGAGCAGTTTATGACGACTAAAACATCGGCAAAAAGCACGGCTAAATCAAAAAATAGCCCAAAGCAGGACGGTGGGGGTGAAGATGAATGAATCCAGTTGAGCTTATTCGATTAATAAAAAGTGGCAATCCGCAACAGGTCCTTTCGCAAATGATGAATAGCAATCCTCAAATATCAAACAATCCTATGGCTAAAAATGCCATTCAGATGTACAAAAATGGGGACACGCAGGGACTAAAAACGCTGGCAGAAAATCTTTGCCGCGAACAGGGAATTACGACCGATGAAGCAAAACAGCGAGTTTTAAGTATTTTTAATCGTTAGTACATTTTGGGTTGTGCGCACATAATAACCGGTTATCCCATTTGTAAATATATTTCAATGGAGGTAAACAAAATGTTTAACACAGGTGCAATGCCTAGTCTTGCTGATATTGCGGCAGTAACGGGCAATAAAAATGATGGTGGCTGGGGCGACGGCAACGGCTGGTGGGTTCTTATTATTCTTTTTGCCATTTTTGGCGGCTGGGGCAACGGCGGCTGGGGTGGTAATGGTGCAAATGGCGGTGCAACACCTTATGCCACAAGCGCTTTAACGCAGGCAGATTTACAGAGAGGATTTGATACACAGTCAATCGTGTCAAAGCTTGACGGAATCTCAAACGGACTTTGTGACGGATTCTATACACAGAATACCGCGCTTATGAGCGGATTCCACGGTGTCGATAACGCTATCTGCAACTTAGGCTATCAGACACAGCAGGGATTTAACACAACAAACGTTGCGTTAATGCAGGGACAGAATGCTTTGCAGTCACAGCTTGCTAATTGTTGCTGTGAAACGAGAGAAGCCATTCAGGGTGTAAATTACAACATGGCACAGAATACTTGTGCATTACAGAATACAATGAATAGTAATACACGAGATATTATCGACAGCCAAAATGCAGGAACAAGAGCCATTCTTGATTATCTCTGCAATGAGAAAATTTCCAGCTTACAGGCAGAAAACAACGATTTACGCAGAGCGGCTTCACAGGATAGACAGAGTGCATTACTTACTACTGCAATGGCTTCGCAGACACAGCAGATTATTAATGCAGTCAATCCGGCGCCGATTCCGGCATATCAGGTGCCGAACCCTAATGTATATTACGGTTGTGGTTGCAATAGCGGTTGCGGCTGCTAATTTACTAAATAATCAAGTATCTTAATCAAATTGAGTTTTTTCGAGTTTCACTCGGAATAAAACTCAAAAGGTTATGTCTGCTAATGCAGTATTACAATGTTCCCGACACCAATGTCGGGAAGACAGGGCAGACTTCAAGAAAGTTTGCCCTTTATTTTGTGAAAGAGAGGTATTATTTTATGGCAGAATTTACAGGAATTGCACTTCAAACTGTTGCGCAGGGAGAAGATGTTGCATTTACAGAAACACCGGTTGCTGGTTCAAATTGCATTACGCACAGACAGGGAAGCGGTATTGTTAAATTGAGAGGACTTACAAACCAGTGCCGGGCAAGATTTTTAGTATCTTATTCCGGGAATATTCAAATCCCGACAGGTGGAACGGTTGAAGCTATTTCTCTTGCTATTGCGATTGACGGTGAGCCGCTGCAGTCAACTCGTATGATTGTTACACCGGCGGCAGTAGAGAACTTCTTTAATGTTTCGGCACAGGCATATGTAGACGTTCCACGCGGTTGCTGCGTTACGGCAGCGGTACAAAATACATCTGCACAGGCAATCGAAGTTCAGAACAGCAATTTAATTGCAGTTCGGGAAGCATAAGGGGGCGGTTTTATGGATATTATGAGAATGCACGACATGATTGAAAAACTGTCTGAATGTGCCAAATGTGAAATTGACAAAGGAATTGAAAATATAGACCCGTGTGAAATGGGACAGGTTACAGATATGATGAAAGACCTTGCAGAAGCAATGTATTATCGTACATTGATGAAATCAATGGAAGAATCGAGTGCAGATGAAACAATGGAAATGTTTGAGCGGCTTGGTGACGGCAGAAGATTTTATGATAACTACCGCTATTCAAACGGCAGATTTGCACCGAAAGGCAGAGGAACGCGCCGGGGATACGATGAACCTCCGTATTTCCACATGACACCGGAAATGTACCGCGGAATGGAACATGACAGGGATATTGACCGCAATTATGGGAGAATGTATTACACAGAACCGGCGACAAGCGGCATGAATATGACCGAAAGCGGCTATGATAAAGCGAAGCGGCATTATACAGAAACCAAAGAAATGCACAAAGCGAATACCGCAGAGGACAAAGAACATAAGATGAAATCGCTTGAAAACTACATGAAAGAGTTGTCCGGCGATATTACAGAACTGCTTACAGACATGACGGCAGAAGAACGTACAATGCTGAAAAGCAAGCTTTCAACGCTTGTAAGTAAAATGTAATGGCAATGGCTGGGAGTGCAAAAACTTTCAGCCAGTTTTTAAGGTGATTGTGATGTTTAAAATCAATAATGTAGATTGGAATATAGTATTTACAGATAATTTAAAAAAATTAATGCGTTCTGACGGCTCTATAAGCCTTGCTGTGACCGATTGGAACGACAAGACTATATATGTATCAAACAAGCCAAAAGGGGCTTATTTGCGTAAAATAATAGCACACGAACTATGCCATTGTTTTTGCTTTTCTTATGGTGTGAGTATGCCGATTGAACAGGAAGAATTTATGGCAGACTGGATAAGCAAATATGGCACAGATTTGATTTATCTGCTTGATTATTTAATGGCAGGGATACAGAGGGGAGCGGCAGTGTAATGGATAAAATAGATAAGCTTCTTGAATATGTGCGCCGGACAAATCCCGAAATGACAAAAGAACGATTGATTTATGAATTGGGAGAGTGCCAGTATACAGCAAAATCATTAATCTTTACGGCAGAAAGTGTGAATTTGCAAAAAGAAAAAGATTTAAAAAGTTGATTTAAAGCTATCTGCATGGTATAGTATTAGAAAACGCAATAAAGGGGTAGCGAAGTATGAAAACTTGCCCAAACTGTGGAGAACTGATAGGCGATAGCGTTGACCGTTGTTTTAACTGCAATTACAGCTTTAAGTACAAGAGCGTAATTAAGAAAGAAGCATTGCAGGAGTGCAGAAAGCAGGCAGAAAAAGAAATCGAAGAACTTAACCGGAAAAGAAAAGAAGAAAATGAGCGAAAAGAAGCTGTTATTAATGCTATTAAATCCGGCAGAATCACAAAAAACGACGTCATGAAAACAACCGGATTTGATTTTGTGGGATATAAAATTGTCAGATATTGCGGAATCGTAACCGATACTGCGTTATACAGTTTAGGCATGATGACGGATTTAAAAAATGCAATGAATTTCAAAGCGATGGTCGCAGGAAAAGAATATAGTGCATTTTCAGAAAAAGTGCAAACTTTTATAGATGAATTAATGAACGACATGGCATTAGAAGCCTTGTACAAGGGTGCAAACGGTTTAGTTGGAATATCATATAGCTGTGCGCCGTATTGGAATACCGGCGACATTTCATTAATGATTACAATGAGCGGAACGGCTGTCTGCATTGAAAAGGAGTAGAAACTTATGGCATTTACAAATAAACGCGGAGAAAATATTAGCTTTGAGTGTTCAGAGCTGATAGATGAGTTAAAATCGGATATTGAGGAGTTCGGCGGCGATAAAATTGTCGCCGCGCGGTGCAAGGATACGCACGGTGTAACGTTGTATGTTAATTATGATTTTATTGAACCGGAAGACCCGATAAAGGAATCGGAATTACAGGAAGACGAATACATACAGACCATGACGATGACAGCGTTGCTTATGCTGTTGGAACAACAAGACAAATTATTTTAAAAGCTATAGGGAGTGTTGCGGCACTTCCTATTTTTAAATTCTATGAGAAAGGGGAAACAATGCCGAGGAAAGCAGACACTACTATTATTGATAAAGTATATAACAATTTGAAAGCTGACAAATTGACGGACCAGTACAATTCATATCATAGAAGACTTTATGAATGTACTTGTTTGCTGTGTGGGAAGAAAAGACTTGCTACTAAACAAAATCTTCAAAGAAACGAAGTAAAGGATTGTGGAAATCATCGGGATTATAAGGATATTAAAAATAAACGTTTTGGCAAATTAGTTGCAGTATACGTTACCGGCCAAAAAAGCCATACAAAAAGCAGATGTAAAATATGGCATTGTAAATGCGATTGCGGCAATGAATGTGATGTACATTATGATGATTTAAAAAACGGAAAGGTAAAAAGCTGTGGCTGTTTAAAAAACGAAAACATTCAAAAATTATACGCTTATGGTACTGCACCGTGCAAATTGAACGGAAATAAAATAAGAAAAACAAATACATCAGGGACAACAGGTGTTTGGTTTGATAAGTCAAGGAATAGGTGGTGCGCAGAAATAATGTTTAAAAAGACAAAATATTTTTTAGGACGCTACAAAAGCAAAGAAGAAGCTATAAATATTCGGAAAATTGCAGAAGATAAAATCTTTGGCGAATTTTTAGAATGGTATGAAAAAATTAAAAATAGTGATTGACTTTTTGTAGCAACAGTAATATACTTATTGTAGCGACAAAAAGAAAGGAAGTGAAGACGTGTCACCACGGACGGGCAGACCTAAATCTGACCATAGCAAAGACACAATGCTAAGAGTTCGGATTGACGATGAGCTGACTAATATGTTAGACGTTACATCAAAACGTCTAAATATAACAAAGTCAGACGTTGTCAGGAACGGAATAAAAAATGAATACAAAAAAGCAAATAAAGGAAAGGTATAGGTGCAAGATATGGAAGAATTAAAAATTTTAAAAGGAATCACATTGGCAACAGGACTTGAGAAATTGACAGCGGCACTCGAAAAGGACGGATATGCAGTGAAAAAGGTGGGTGGTGGATATGTTGGCTATAGCAATGATTATGTGCCGAAAAAATATATACTTATGGAAAAGGAAAACGAAATCCCTCTTATACTTGAGGGTGTAACTTATTATGGCGGCGAAGGTTCTGTCGCACATTGGGTAAATCAAAACTATCCTGTCCAAACACCATTATGGGATATAAATGATAAGAAAATTATTCATTTAGACGAAAAATTCCTCCAAAAGTGTGGAATGGAAATGAAAGAAATTAGGTGGCTTTGTTGAAAAAATAAAAATTACCGCTTGTCGTTTCCGGCAGGCGGTTTTTTTTAACATTTTCGCTCAATTTTTTATTCGGAAAAATTTTGAACCCCCCGTCTATTTAGATTTTCAGCCCGGTCAATCCATTTTCAAAAATCCCCGATTTTTGAGCGGATTTTAATCAAATTTTGCCGGCAAAATTCACGAAAAGTTTTACTATTTTAACGTGCTAAAGTATAAACTATGGACTTACTTCGGCGAATGAAAAGTCTATTTTTTTATGTCTGCAAGCTTGTAAAATGCCCGCAGTCGCCTTGTTATTTTGATATGGTAAAAAGCTAACCATATAAGGCATTTAAAGCCGTATAAGGCTATAAACGGTATAGAAGCGCAACGGCAAAACTGCCTTTATTTTGGTGGTTGCTGTTCCTGCTTGCGCTTTGCCCGTGTAGCTTTTACGCGTTGTATAACAGCATCCCGATTTTGGGCGTAGTATTCCCGGTTGTTTTCCGCTGAATTTTTGCGGCGTGCGATTTCTGCGCACTCTGAACAGCAGTATTTCCGGTACACAGACATAAAAGTTTTACCGCATACTGGACAGATTCGGCTTGTTTTTTGGTTGGATAACTGCAACCGCCTGCGTTCATTTCCGGCGGCGTCCTGCCGGTGCTTACGTTCAGTAGCACAGGCAGCGGAGCAGACCTCTACACCCTTGCAGCTTAAAAAGCTTTTGCCGCAAATGGTGCATTTTTTCATTTTTGGCATAGAATACCCCCTTTTATATTTTAAGATAACACAAAAAAAGCTATAAAAATAGCCTTGCATTTTATAAATATATATGTTATTATATCTATGCAAGTGAAAACTTGCAATGTGTGCGGCACATTGATAAACCGTAACGCGTGGCGTATTGAAATATGTTTTAGTACTATTTCAAAAAAAGCCGCACACAAAAGCCCCGGATTTCTCCGGGGCTTTCTTAATTATATTAATTCAATTGAAATTATTTTGACCAAGGAATTCATTTCATCTTTGCGGTCTTCCCCTATTGTATTAAAGACATAGTTGATATAAATATCAACGTTTGTTGCACCGTCTTCCCCCAAATCGCTAATAATATAGCTGTAGGAATTGTTGTTATAGGCTCGTGTATATGGTTCTTCACCGTCCCACACATCGCCCAGCCTTACAACGTCCCCGATTTCTAAATCAGGCAAATCAATCGAAAATTCTGCCGCTTTTCGATTAATTTCATATGCTCTTTTGACAATCTTATTCATAATTGTCCCCTTTCCGGGTTTTCACCCTTGAAATTTATTTTTAGTTAAAAGCAAGCCGGGGAATTGAACCCCGGAAGCCCGGCACCGTCTGCCACTTGCCACTATTTATTTAAACTGCAAATTAAATCCGCAGCTTGTGCAAGTGCTCGGGCTTGCACATCTAGCCATTGTTCATGACTGTTTGGGGCAAGTTCCCCGCCCCGCTTGCGTTTTAATTCGGACGGCGTGCACAGCCTTTGGGCTATGTCGAAATCATAAATTAAAGCGCCGCCGCCCCAGCTGTATTGACTCCAACTGTTGGCACCATTTAATAAAAGCTCTTCCAGTTTCGATTTTGAAGCCGGGAAAGTTTCCTCTTCTAAGTTTTCCACTAGTTCGAAGGCATACAGCAACACACCTTTGTCCCATGCGCTTTTTGCCTTTCGGCTTTCTATTTTTTCTAAAATTTGATTTTTCATTGTTTTTTACCTTTGCCCGTGTTATAATGGGGCTACCTTTCTTTTTTTGATTGGTGGCGGTTGTTTGCTTTGGTAGAGTTGCAACCGCCTTTTTTATATTGCCTTTCGACATTGTTATAATAACACATTAATTACATAAATGCAATACATAAATGCAATAAAATTAAAATAATATTTAATTTAATGCAAAAAATTGACTTTTATTGCAATATGTATTATTATATGTAATAGCATTACATTAATGAAAGGCGGATAATATGGATAATATTGAAATGTTAGAAAAGTACAAACAAAGGATAAAACGGCAAAACGAAAAAATAAAGCAGGACTACGACCGTGCGAGCGTAACACTCCCCAAAGGCACGAAAGACCGTATACAGGCATTGGGCTACACTGTAAACGGATTTTTAAATTCTGCGGTATTGGCAGAGCTGGAAAGGTTAGAAGCAGAAGCACCGCAGACAGCGCAGCCGGAAGCCGCAAAAGAAGAACAGCCGGAGCAGGCACAGCAAAAAGCAGACGCGCCGGAAGATGTCGAAGAATTAAATAACTGGCTGCACCAAATACAGCAGGAAAACGAGCAAAAGCGATTGCAAGAGGTCGCACGGCGGCAAGCAAATGTAGAAGCCGAAAATGGCTATGATTAATAAAATAGTTGCCGTTTAAAAAATTAAGTTATATAATACTATACAGAGCGGAACACGAACCGCCCGACAATTTAATATAGCACGTAAAAAAAAAAGAGAACCGCGCCCCCTCGGCGGTTCTCTTTTTGCTTCTTTTTTATTCTTCAGAGTTTCCCCGTTCCCGGCTATTTTTATGCCTTAATTAATTATTATATAACTATATATTGAATAAGTCAATGTTATCCCGCTAAATATATAATTTAATAAAAATTTAATAAAA